CATCATACCGTCTTTAGTGCCGCTGATTGCTTCAGGCACGATGTCCTGCACCTCGTGTGCAAGGAAGCCATCGACTGTGGTATCTGCGTCAGCGATAAAGTTAAACCGAACAGGGTTGAGTTGCTTGAGGCGTGTGGTTGCGTCCCAGTCTGCTACTACGTTTTCTTTGAGGCGGTAGTCTGATGATGTGTTGAAGGCAGTTGCTGTTGTGCTAACACCAATAGAACCAACTAAAGACCCAGAGTTGTTTTCAAAAGCGTGGTGATACTGTAATCCCGTGTTGAAACTTCTAGTATTCATAATTCTAGTGGTGCTAGTAGGACGAATATCAAGCATCACGCCGCTAATTGGTGACGAAGTTCCAATAGCAACGCCACCCGCTGATGTGATACGCATACGTTCTGAGCCGTTTGTCTTAAAAGTTAAAAAGTAACCTGATGAACCAGATTCACCACCAGACAATGCAGTTTCTCCAGTTCCACCAAAGTTAATTAAAGAACCGTTAATTTGCGAACCGCCATAATCAAACTCGATTCCACGTTGATTGTTGTTTGCTCCAGAATCAATATTAATAAAAGCTGCACTACCGTTTACTTCTAGCAAGCGTGATGGCGAACTCGTCCCAATGCCCACGTTGCCGCTGCTGTCGATGCGCATCCGTTCTGAGTTGTTTGCATATAAGGTGGGAAAATAAGTGCCGCTGGAGTTGATTGCTCCCATACGCACTTCACCGCTAGCAGGGTTTAGCAATATGCCGCCTTTTGGGTCGCCGCTGTAAACAAGTGCAAGACCATCAGTGTCAGCAAGGGGAACTCCAACAGACAATCTTTTGCTTAGTGACGTAACATTGACTCCCACCAAGCCGCTGCTGTCGATGCGCATCCGTTCTGTGCCAGCAGTTTCAAAAGCCATAAACTGTGTGCTATTGCCTACGGATATTTTGGCATCAACTGTTGCTGCACTGTCTTGAAATTCTATATTAGTTGTTCCAGAAGTATCAGTGTCTTGCAACGTAAGAACAGGTGCTTGTCCCTTGATATGCAGTAAGGATGCCGGAGTAACCCCAATGCCCACATGGCCCGCTGCCGTTAGCCTCATCTTTTCGCTTGGTGCGCTGTTTGTGGCTGTAGATGTAAGAAACGCTAAATCACCTTTTGGGTACTGACCAGTTACTTGAGCCTCTGGGAACTGTGCGACAATAGACGCACCAGCGTAGTTTGGCGTATTATCTGTGTCTGCTCTAGCAAAGTGTAAACCAGCTAGATTACCAGCAGTTTGGTTGGTGTTTACGATGGCAATCCCAGCGTCACTGTTGTTTGTTATAGTTGTTGTGCTGTCATCACCAATAGCAACGAATTTCATATCGCCGCCAGTGCCGTTGAATACCGTTGTTTCTGAACCGCCGATGCCCACGGAGCCATTTGAATGGTCAAGGGTTAAGCGTTCTGTCGCAGATGCTCTGTCATCGCTGCTAGTATAAATTGAAAACTTGCCACCTGAGTTAAACATTGTTGTGTTTAAATCTGTGGTGTCATTTTCTTCCAAGCGCAATGTTGCGTAGTTTGCACCAGTGATGCGAACACCGTCATTGTCAGGAGTAAATACGGCATCACCCGATACAGTCAGGCCATCAGAAACAAGTGTGCCAGTAACATCCACGCCTGTGGCTGTGGTGGCGAATTTAACTGCGTTATCGTGGTAAAGAGTGACCGCACCATCATCAGCAAATGTTGCAAAGGTTTCGCCTGAACCTTCAATGGAAATATCAGAACCAATTATCTTTAAGTTACCTGTTCCTGCTTCATTGATATAGCTATGCGAACCATCGTGATAAATCTGCAAGTCAGACCCAGCACCGAAGATGGCCTTGTCGTTATCGCCGAAGGTCAGGTCAGTTGAAGACAACGCAACGACCCCTGTACCGTCTGGTGCAAGGGTGATGTTACCGTTAGTGTCGGTGCTTGAGATGGTGTTGCCGTTGATGTTGATGTTGTCAACGTCTAGGTCGCCTGTTACATTAGCAGAGCCTGTGATTGTGAGTGTAGCAGTGTCAATGGTTACGGCAGTAGAGGCATCAATGTCAACTGTGGGGGCTACAAGTTCCAGTTCAACGTCTGCGTCAATATCGAGTTGACCATCTACGCTAGAGTTAATAAACAGGGCTGTATCACGGAACTGCACTTTCTTGTCGGTTGCAACCAAGATATCTTCGCCCAAACCGTCAATATAGGCAGTCCCCTCAAGATACATATTCTTGAACTGCAGGGAAACGGTTCCGATATCCAACGTGTTCGTGGTCTTCGGCTTGATTTCTGTGGCACTTGCAATGAAATCTTGAACCGGACCCAAAACGGTAATAGGCGCACCTTCTGCTGCCGTGCCGTCGTGGGTATGGCCTGTTGATTCATTAAACGCAGATTCTACCGCATCGAACTCTCCGTCGAGGTCCGAAGCGTTGATGACGTTGCCATCTGCAATATTGTTTGGGGTGTCGTTCCTTGTGTAACCTGTACCCATAGTCGTTTCCTTCCGTTATCGCCGCCCGTAAGTGCCGTATTCGAGCGTAGCTGCGTCTAAAGAGTGTGGTGGGTTTGTTGAGTTCGCGCGGAACTGAAGCGAAACAACATACCCAGAGCCTACCATCTGACTCTCAAATAAGCGTTGGATTGTACCGCCGTAACTATCTGTTCCATAAATAGCGGTTCCATAAAATGACGGAGCAGTTGCTCCTGAAGTGTTGTCGAACACGACCGGAGTAGGCTGAATAATTCCCAACTCATTAAAATCAAACAGCAGGTTTACTTCATTAAAAAAGCTTCCGTCGGGGTCTGTGTACAAAAACATCTTGTAGATGGTCTTGCGAATACGAGGGTCGTTGATTGGGATGTAAGGTGTGGCAAATGTTGCATAAATATCGTTGCCATCCAAACTGTTTCCCGACTCCATCTGGTAAACGTAGCCATCTGTGTTCGCAAACACGATGGTTTCAATTCCTTCGTAGAGATTGCTGCTGGCAACATACGCCTTGAATCCCCGTAACTCTGCCCAGTTAAGTCCCTGCTCTACCTGCGAACCAATAATTCCTCGTGAAGCATCTGCAGAGTAGTTTGTGTTAAATCCTAACAGCCTGTACTGACTCTTCGGTCTGATTACCACACTGCTAAAAGATGTGTGGCGGTTCACAAAGTCAGTTACATCATCCTGAATTATCTTCGATGCAACAGCTAGGTTGAAGTCTCCCACCCTGTCGGTTGCAGATAGGCTTCGTATTCCGTCCGGTCCCAAGTAAAGTACGTCCCCACCAATCTCCTGAATTGTGTCGGTTTCGGTACAGCCGGTATCCAGAGTAATAGGCTGAAGCTGAAAGTCTCCAATTGTATTACCTACTAGTCGCTTGATAGACCTCTCACTAAATATTATAAGCTGTTCTCTGAAAATAATCAAGCCCGTAATTGCACTTCCGACATTTATTGTTCCGGCACCACTCGCTGCGGAGAAATCGTCGAAGGTGTAAGGGGCTGTAAACAGCAGGTTCGAACCTTTTGCAAAGAATAGCTGGTTCTTAAAGTTTGCTACGTGGCCTGCGCCGTTGCCGTCTGTCGGAATACCGTCGAGGGCGGTAAAGAACGTTCCGTCATACACAAACGGTACATTGGCTCCATCGACTCCCACCATAAAGTCGGTTCCGCTGTAGTTGAAGTTCGCGAACCGGTGCTTGTCCATGCCGGTGCGGTCTACAGAAAGGAACGTTAGGGCTGCATTATTTGCAGGACTGCTGTTCAATGCAGGGTTGATAGCAAAAGTTGCAGAACCGCTGGTAACTGTCGGGGTAGCTGTCAAGGTGTAGATTAGGTCTACGCCTGCAATCGTGAACGTATCACCAACCTGTGGTGTTCCGTCAATTCCATCTACAACCAAGCTAGTGCCAGTTTGCGAACCACCGTCTACCAATACCGTACCGTAATTGGGGGTGTTTATCTTTGTCCACCCGGAACCCGTCGATTTGAACAGGTCCGAACCTCGTGCTGCAATCACTGCGCTTTCGAAGGTGTGTACCCCTTGAATGGTCCCAGAGCCGGATACAAAGCTTACTGCATCTTGGTCGGAGGGGTTGACAACCATCGTTTGGTCTAGGGTTAGGGTAGCTCGTTTGTTCGCGGAACTAAAAGAGACACCGCTAGATGCAATTGTGTAACGGAACGACAGAACTGCATTATCTGCAGGTGCTACTGTGATTGCCGGAGTGATGGTCAGGGTAGATGCCGTACCTACAAGGGCGGTTGCGGCACTCACTGTATAGACTGTGGTATCCCCAGCAATAGTAAACGTGTCGTTTGCAGAGGGGGCAACATCTAATCCATCTACGTCTAGGCTCGTTCCTGTTTGTGTTGCACCGTCTA